ATATTATAATAATAAATATATTGCTACTAGTATTGCTGGATTTTCTCCATATATTCACATTACATCAAATGGTAATTTTATAAAAGGAGTTTCATTACCAAATGGAATAATACCAATACCTGAAACAAATATGTTTAATAATTGGATGCAATATTCACATTATAATAGAGCACCAAATCCAAGTCCAAGTCCAAAACCAAATCCAAGTCCAAAACCAAATCCAAGTCCAAGTCCAAGTCCAAGTCCAAGTCCAAAACCAAAACCTAACCCAAATCCAAATCCAAGTCCAAAACCAAATCCAAGTCCAAGTCCAAGTCCAAAACCAAATCCAAGTCCAAAAGATATGGTACGCTTATTAGATACGAATGAATTAGCAATATTAAATTCTCTATTTCCAACTCCAAAAATATTAGCACCAAATCCAAGTCCAAGTCCAAGTCCAAGTCCAAAACCAAATCCAAATCCAAATCCAAATCCAAATCCAAATCCAAATCCAAATCCAAATCCATCACCTAACCCAAGTCCAAACCCAAATCCAAAACCAAATCCAAGTCCAAAAGATATGGTACGCTTATTAGATACGAATGAATTAGCAATATTAAATTCTCTATTTCCAAGTCAAACGACATTTGCTCCAAATCCAAATCCAAATCCAGCACCTAACCCAAATCCAAATCCAGCACCTAACCCAAATCCAAATCCAGCACCTAACCCAAATCCAAATCCAAATCCACATCCAAATCCAAATCCAAACCCAAACCCAAATCCACAGCCACAGCCACAGCCACAGCCACAGCCACAGCCACAGCCACATCCACAGCCACATCCAAACCCACATCCAAACCCAAACCCAAACCCTAATCCAAGTCCGGCTGCTGCACAATCATACATTAATCAACCATTTGATATTATTGTAATAGCAGGTCAATCTAATTCTCAAGGAAGAGCAAATAAAAATTATACTAAAGCTGGTAATACATATTCGTATAATGGTATTACATTTGATTGTACAGATGATAATAGTAATACTAATAATAATGATATTTTACAAATTAATCATAATATGGATACTATTATAAATGCTCAAGAACAACTTGATTCTGAAGAGGCATCTGGATCTCATAATATTCAAGGATTTGGTATGAGTTTTGCTCGTGCGTATATTGCTAATAAAAATTTAGCACCTGGAAGAAAAATATTGATTGTTCATGGAGGATGGGGTAATACTGGCTTTAAAACTATTTCAACAACATCTGATGGTGATAATAAGTGGTGGAGAGAAACTGATGATCCTTCTATTCCTGGTAGTAGTTTATATTTACGTCTATTAAATCGTGTTAGTGCTGCAAAAAATATGATTGATCCTAGCTCATCTATTGTAGCAATATTATGGGATCAGGGAGAATATGATAATCCATGGATGATTAGTAATACTAATAGTTATAAAACATATGTTACAAATATGCTTAAAAATCTAAAATCTGCTATTGATTCTCCCTCTTCTACCATACCAATCGCAATGGCTGGTTTAGTACCTAGCTATAATTCAACAGCAAATACTGCTTCTGGTATTATACAAAGTATAGCAACAGATAATTCTTCTTCTAATTTTGTATATGTACCTTCATCAGGTTTATCAGGGTGTGTTTCTCCTGATACGGCTGGGACAATACATTTTGATACTAAATCTCTAATATATCTTGGTAAAAGATTTTATGCGAATCTTAAAAATTTTTTTATAAAATATCAACCAGCACCTAACCCAAGCCCAAATCCAAACCCAAACCCAAATCCAAACCCAAACCCAAATCCAAGCCCAAACCCAAATATAGCACCAGCACCAAACCCAAATCCAAGCCCAAACCCAAATACAGCACCAGCACCAGCACCAAGCCCAGTAGGGCCAGTCAATGTTACAACAGATATATGTATATATGGAGCAACCTCTGGTGGTATTATGGCAGCAATTAAAGCCGCAAAATTAGGTTGTTCAGTTTCGCTTATATCACAAGATAACTATATTGGAGGAATGACAGCAGGGGGTTTGAGTGCTACTGATGTTGGACAATATAATCATGCTGATAGCAATTTAACTTATATGAAAGGTGATGTATTAGATTTTTATATAAGAATTGGTAATAAATATGCGGATACAAGAACTACTGTTTATTATGGATATGATGCTACACCAAGATATCAACCATCTACCGCAGAAGCAAATAGACCATTATATATGTTTGAACCAAAAGTTGCTTCACAAGTTTTTAATGATTTATTAAATGATCAATCATCTAATATAAAAATATATTATAATAATTTAATAACATCAGCAAATTTAAATAATAGTAAAATACAAAGTATATCTATGATTAATGGGAATGTATTTAATGGAACTATATTTCTTGATTGTTCATATGAAGGAGATTTATTAAAAGTTTCTGGAGTTCCTTATACATATGGTCGAGAAGCATCAACAACATATAATGAACGTCATGCGGGAATGGGTGGCAGTGTATCTATGAAAATTGATGCATATAAAACACCTGGTGATAAACACTCTGGATTTATTTTACCATATGTAAATAGTAATTCATTTAATCTAGGAGATTCATCATCTGTAATACAAACATTTAATTATCGAGTAAATTTAACAAGTAATTCACGCAATATGACTTCATTAACTATAAAACCAGATACTTATGATACTATATTGCCAGGTTACACTGAACCATTTAGTACTACTATTTTAAATATTATAAACCGTTTATTAGATGCTAGTAATTTTAATTTTACATATCCACATCCTATTACATATAATTTACCTAATAATAAATGTGACTATAATTCGGATTATTATTTTTTGGGACCACAAATAGATTATCTTGAAGATAGTACTGGTAATATTAATTATACAAGAAGAGATCAGATTAGAAATGAATATAAAAATTGGATACAGACATTTCTATATATATTAGCAACAAATTCTAATATACCAACATATATTAAAAATGATTTCTCTATAGCAGGATATCCAACTGATGAATTTATTACAAATGGAGGCTTTCCAACAGAATTATATATAAGAGAAGGAAGACGAATGATATCTGATTATGTAATAAATGAAAATAATCAAACAATATCAACTAATATGATTGCTATAAGTATGTATGATAGCGATTGTCATAATTGTCAGTATGTATTAGCACAACCACCAGCAATAACATCTGATACACAATTATATAGTGAGCCTGGACAAATTTCTGGTGCTCTAGGTTGGACAACAGCAACATATATTCCTTATGCTTCTATTATACCACCAATTAATAAATGTACTAATCTTCTTGTACCTTGGTCATTGTCAGCATCACATGTTTCATTTTGTAGAATTCGTTTGGAGAATATTTTTATGCAAATAAGTTCAGCAGCTGGTGCTGCTGCTGCTTTATGTATTAGAAATAATTATAAAGTACAAGATTTACCTTATTCTATGTTATTTCCATATATATATACTACACCACTACTAGATTTACAATTAACTAATATTAATACATCTGTAAGTCCTAGAACTTTTACATTGATTCCAACAAGTTTCAATCCTTCAAAATATCAAGGATATAAAATGAGTTTTATGAAACAAAATATATATATTTCAGGATCTATTATATATTTTAGTGGAAGTCCAACTATGATAGTAAATATTCCTAGTAGTGTATTAACGTCAGATATTAATAATAATTTAATAACAGCTAATATATATGGGACAAGTGATAATTCTCCAACCCTTGCCTCCACTTATGATACTAATTATAAAATGATATTATTTAATATAAATCCAGCACCAGCACATGGTGGGGGTTATAAGAAAAAAACTACAAGAAAAAATCATTATAAAAAAGTATATATACAATAGATGAACAATAATTCTAATTCTAACAACAGCAATGTAGAGTTTCATAGAAGAAAAACATATAAACGTAGAAGAAATAGCAATGTAAATAATTTATCTAAAAATCTAAATAAAATGAAATTGAAAAAGAAAGTAACCTTCCGCCACAATAAAAATAGAACATATAATATTCCAAAGGAATTAGAAAATATTGAAGCACGTAAATCTATTGCGGTCAATAGAAGTAATCGTAATAATATGAATCTTTATAGCAAAAGAAAAACAGCAAAACAACTAAAATTACGAGGAAATGCTTATAGAAATTATCTAGCTGCTAAAAGAACATATGGAAATTACCATTTAGAACCTAGTGAAAAAGAGTTTTTAGATTCAATTGTTTAAATAAAATCTATTTCTTCATCTACAATATTATTTAATTTTTCATGTATCTCATAAATACAAGATGGATTAAAGTTCTTTATAATTTCTTTACTATACCCTTTACAATTCATCATAAGTTCTACATTATTCTTTAAAAGTATTCGTTTATTTGAATGACTATGTCCGCATATCCATGTTTGTAGTGCTGGATGGTATATATATTCTGGCATCTCAGTATAAAATAAATAATTTCTAGAATCATTACTATATTCTTCACTAATTAATATTTTTGTTGGTAAATGATGTGTTAAAACAATTGCCTTTCTACCTATACTTTCTAAATATTCTAACTCTAATAATAACCATTTACTATGTTCTTTATGAAGTTCATTAATAGTATTTGGTGATAATCTACTATTATCTCCTACACATATATAATTAATATCATTTAATGAATGTATAACATCAACATATTTATCTTTTTGTATATTTGTCCATAAAGTACATCCTAGAATACTATATTGTGTATTTGGAATATCAAAACGTTTTTTCTGTAGATAATATACATTTGTATAACTTTTAAATAATTCTTCAATATATTCTTCTATTTGTTTCATAGAATATGGAGGTGAATACTTCCATCGTGTATAAATCTTATTATAGTAATCATGATTTCCTGTTACATAAAATACTTGTAACCAATTTTTAGAACAATAATCTATAAAATCTTTAAACGTTTGAGAATGAGGATATCCTATATCGCCACACAATGCTAGATATGGAGCATTCGGAATTAAATATGATTCAAAGTCTTTTTTGTTATTTCTTGTTTCTAAATGAATATCACTTATATATTGTATCTTCATTCCTATATATAATATGTAAATATTCTTTAATTCTATGTCTTATTAATATAATAACTCACAGAATTATTTATAGACGGGGCTGGAATTGAACCAGCGACATTTCTATTAACTAGAATGCTCTACCAACTGAGCTACCCATCCTTGTATTGCTGACTAAATTCTTAAATGGAGGTTAATTACTTCCCCATATATTTTTAAATATGATTCTTTAAATAGATTTCTGATAATTTTTTATATATTCATAGAATTCTTATAATCTTTTATATATTCAGGTATTTCAAAAGCAGAATCATATGATGTATAAGAATGATTTGCGTCAAATCCATTCATAAATTCGGATTTAGCTTTATCAAGTTCTTTTACAATTTTTTTATCTTGAATTTCGTATTCAGCTACAGCATTTTTACTTTCTTCTGTTTGAGGGTATTTCATATTCTTTATAGCTCTTAATTCTATTTGTTCTAATTCTTCTTTTTTAGCAGACTGTTTGTTATTAAATTTTGTTAGAAGATTTTCATCTAAAATTTCTGGTTTATTTGTATTAAATGATAAATTCGTTATTAATTTAGGATCTGTATTATTACTTTGTTCTTCAATACTATTATTATCATCTACAGTATTATTATCACTTGTAGTTGTATTATCATCTTTATATTGTTCTCTTTGTCTTTCTCTTTGTCTTTGTCTTTCTCTTTGTCTTTGTCTTTCTCTTTGTCTTTGTCTTTCTCTCTTTTCTTCTTCTATTTTTTTCTTCAACTCTAGTTCTTTTTCTTTTTGTTCTTGTTTCAAAATTAATTTTCTTTGCATTAATTCAATAGCATTTAATGGTTCTTTAAAATATGTACACATACATTCCATAATTTCTGCTGGAGTAAAAATATTATCTAATTCTTCTGGAATACTATCTATAGTAAGAGTTTTAGAATAAAACTTATTAACCATATCAAGAATGAAAGCACGATTTGTATATGTAAATTCTATCTTTACATCAATTCTGCCAGGGCGAATAAATGCTTTATCAAGTCTTTCTGGATAGTTACTTGTAATCACTAGAATTCTCCCTGGTGTTTCAAGAACTCCATCTAATAGATTTAGTAAAAAACTTAGTGTAATAGCATCGCCATCACTAGAATTGTCTTGTGGATATAATTCTCTATCTAATACGACATCTGTTAAACAATCAATATCTTCAATAACATAAATACGTTTATTAATAGGAATTTTTAAAGAATGCTTACTATTTTCACTAATGACAGAAATTGTATCATTAAAGAAAAGGTTTGTTAATTGCTGTTGGCTTGTATATTCTCTTAATGAAAGATTAAAAATATGACGATTTGTATCTTTTGAAATTGCTTTGATTGTAGAAGTTTTTCCACCACCTGGAACTCCGTGTAAAAGAATTCCTAGACTATGAGGAATTCCACGCTCAATGTACCATTCTGGATGATTCATAAAAAGATCTAATCTTTCTTTCATTTCAGAAACATGATTTCCATAAATATTTGTAAAACTTTTACTAGTTTTAAATTCTGTCATACGAAATGTGAGCATTTTTTGAGCATTATCCCATCTATATTCTCTTTTTTCTTTATGAATAGGATGAGGACTCCATGGA